AACAAGATAAAGAAGAATTAAAAACCAAACTGCATAATTTAAAAAGAAATCAAATAGATGAAAGATTAGATATTCAAGACCAAATAAAAAGTCTTACTAAACAAATTAAAAAATTAAAACTGGAAAAGAAAAATTACTTTCTTGATAACTCCAAGTACATATTTGATTTTTATGAAAAGAAAAAAGAAATTTCTAATTCTTCCAATGTAATTAATCAAAATACCAATGTATTAAACTCCTTTTTTAAAATCAAAGCAAAAAATGATGATTCAGGCGATCTTTCTAATGAAAAATATAATCAATCCAAATTATCTTACAAAAAATATTGGTATAATATTAACAAAGAAGTCGGAACTATACAAGATTATTTAATTGTATCTGATGTATGCGAAGTATGTAACAAAGGAGAACTTATTCCACAAGATGAAGAAGGTATTTTGATTTGCAATAACGAAAGTTGCGGTCAATTTATTACTTATATTGTAGATAGCTCCAAACCAAATAACAAAGACCCTCCTAATGAAGTATCTTATACAGCATATATTCGTCTTAATCACTTTAAAGAAATATTATCTCAATTCCAAGCGAAAGAATCAACACAGATTCCTGACGATGTTATTGATGCGATTAAAGCTAGAATCAAGAAAGAAAGAATCACCGACATGAAAGAAATCAACTACGATAAAATGAGAGAAATCTTGAGAAAATTAGGGCTTAATAAATATTTTGAACACATTCAATATATTAATTCATTGTTTGGTATTAAACCTCCCATCATGAATGAAGAACTTCACGAAACGCTTTGTGTCTTATTTATTGAAATTCAAAAACCATGGGCTGTTCATTGTCCTCCAAATAGAACAAATTTTTTTAATTATACTTATACTCTTTACCAATTATGTGTTTTACTTGACCAAACTCAATATTTACCTTACATTCCTATGATGAAAGATAGAGAAAAACAACTAGAACAAGACATGATTTGGAAAAAAGTATGTGAAGATTTAGACTGGCAGTATTTTCCGACGGTCTAGTTACATTAAACCTTTGTATTTTTTATGAAGTTTTTTATGTTTTTTAAACAATTTATATACATATTCATTGTTGTCTGCAATCACTAAATTCATAACTGTTCTTCCCCTATAATCTTCTTTTTCAACATCAATATCTGGATGTTTTAAGAGTGCTTCAAATACCGTCATGTTTTTAGATTTATATGCGGTATGAAGTAAAGAACCTGATAATGTTTCCAAATTAGGATTGAAATCAGGTTGTTTAACTAGTAATAATGACCATCTTTCAAACATAGCTTGTCTTTCTCCTGACCAACTTGCTGACCTGTTAAATATATCAATAATTTGGTCGTCTGTTAAAGCAGTTAATTCGTCACACTCTTTTTGTATGTCTGCTCTGCAATAAGGACATGTTTCCTTTACTTCACACGCATTTTCTAAACATTTTTTATGAAAATAATGACCACAATGTGTTAATATAAAATCATTTTTTAGTTTATCAATAGGCTCTAAACAAATACTACAATCTAGAGATACAGATTTTGTTGTATCTTTAGAGTTTTTGGAGTTTTTGGAGTTTTTAGATTTTTTTAATGTTTTGGAATTTTTAGAGTTTTTTGAATCTTTTGAACCTTTACTTGATTTCCTGCTTTTTGAATTTTCACTTTGTTTTAAGGATTTTCTTATAGATAAACTTTTAGATAAACTTTTAGATTTTGTTTTAGATAAACTTTTAGATTTTGTTTTAGATTTTGTTTGAGAATTACTTTTAGACGACATATATAAATAAAAAGATATTATAAATAATCTTCTAAAATTTTATGGAACGACCTGATTGGGATAGCTATTTTAAAGAAATAGTGCAAGTCACTTCTAAACGGTCAGCGTGTGAAAGATTAAAAGTAGGCTGTTTATTAGTAAAAGATAATCGTATAATCAGTCAAGGATATAATGGATTTTTACCAGGTTGCGAACATAAAAGTATAGTGCGAGATAATCATGAACAAGCTACTATTCACGCAGAACAAAACGCAATTTGTGATTGTGCAAAAAGAGGAGTAACCAGTCAAGACTGCACCGCTTATATTACTCACTATCCTTGTTTAATATGCACCCGTCTATTAATTGCTTCTGGAATCAAAAAAATAAAATACATTAACGACTATAAAAATGATGAATTAGTCCCTTACTTTCTAGAACAAAAACAAATAACTTGTGAAAAAATATAAAAATTATTTTAATAATATCATATGAAGTTATTATTAAATAATCCTGCAATAGTCAATTTAGTAAATGAAAAAGTAAAAAAATATAAATTAATCAAAAAATTGCAATGGAAACTAATAAAAGATAAAGTAGCTGTATATAGGTTTTATGATATTCCAAACATGCGTATGCATTATAATCTTTGTTTATGGGAACTCAAAAATCAACCAAGAATATCAAATATGATGAATAAATTTAAACAAAAAATAATGAAAAAGTTTGAACTGCAATTTTCTATTATGGATAAAATACAAGAGTTTAACTGCTTAAATCAAGATATAAAATTTATTTGTGTAGAATATTTAATACATATTTAATTCATATATAAATTAATTATATATAAATTAGATGTTTATGCTGCCAGTTTTAAACCACCCAAAAGTGATGTTCCGAGTGTGAATCCAGCACCTTGTCTTGTGGAAGTTCCCATAGCAGGAATAAATACATCAAGAATGCTAAATGTAGCAGCGGCGGTTAAAGCAATAATTACGATTTCTTCAACAGATAATTGTTTCTTAGGGATCAACATGGCGCAGATACCTACAGCTAAACCCTCAACCAAGTATTTAATAGCACGCTTTAAAAGTTCTTGAAAATCAAAATTGGCTTTCATTATATATTAATAAAACAAAAAAAAATATTTACTAAAAAACATATAAACAATACTACCTAATAAAATAATATGTCAGATTTTGAAAAAAAAACTTTGCCCAACGGAGAAAAAAATCCTAAATATGTAGATCTGTGTGATGAAGATCCTCCCATTGCTGGACAAAAATTTGCTTGCATGTCTTTTGTTTCACCTGAAAAGATTTTAATGAAAAGAGAGGTATATTTATTTAATCAATTTATTAAACAATGGGAATTCTCTAAATCAATGGAAAGATATTTTGAATTCATTCATTTTATTGCTTATAAACACAGCATTGATGTTGAAAAACTTATTGAAGATTTTAATGAATTCGTTAAAGAAGAATCTACCAAACTGAAGAAGAGCGGTATTGAAGATGATTATAAGAACTTCATGGATAAACAAGAAGATAAACTAAACGAACAATTTAGTAGAGACCATTCTTTTCAAACTTCTGTAAGAGGTCTTAAATTACGAGGAGTCTTTCCTAGTCAAGATGAGGCTGAATTAAAGTGTAAGAAATTGAGAGAAAGTGATACTTCTCATGATATTTTCGTAGCACCCGTTGGTGTATGGCTTCCTTGGGACCCCGATGCATATAAGACAGGTCGTGTTGAGCATCTTGAAGAAGAACTCAATGCATTACACCACGAGAAGCTTAAAAACGAAGAGAAAGCAAAGAAAGAATTTGAAGAAAGAGTTAGAGAAAGCAAGAAACAAGCTATTATGGAAAATATTGAAAAGGCTAAGAAGACTGGTAATACTCTTACACAAACTATTGATGAGGAGGGTAACCTAACTGGTGTTAAGGAAAATGTTGATTTTGATTCTAGAGAAGCTACCACCATTGAATCTACAAAGATTCGTAATGAATTGTTTGTAAAAGAAACCCTTGAAAAGCAAAAAGCTGCTGAAAATATTGAAATTACAGTTACCGATAAAGATGATAAATCTGATAGTAATGTATAATTAAAAAGATATAAATATAATTTATTTATATTTTTATGATTGTATTCTACACATTATTAGCAAAATATTTAAATACTGACCCTGAAATATATAATTATTTAATCAATTATCAATACGATGATTTTAATAAATTTAAACTGTTTAAATTTCAATCTAATCATTATTATTTGATTTTACTTTTATCTGATATAGTTAAATATAAAGACGACTTTACAGGTGCGCTTCAAAAAAAATATGCATTTTATCAAGAAAACCGTAGTAATATGTTTATGACAGAAAAAGATAAGCATTCCTTCTGTCAAACATTTGAGTTATGTCAAAAACATTATTTATCATTATCTAAATTTGTTAATATTGTAAAATTTAAAAAACTAAAACCTGCCAATGAATCTGATATGTATTTGAATGATTTTAATAAAGATGTTTGCACTATTATACAAAATAACCGAAAATATTTATTTACTCTATTTGATTTAAAAGAAATTATTAATACTAATTTATCAAATTTAGATTATGGTTTTGTTGATGTTACTTCTATAAAAAATCCTTATAATAATATTCCTTTCAGTCAATCTAATTTATATAACATTTATTTTTATTTTAAATTTCATTATTATAATTTACCAAATCTGTTTCATTTATTTTTTCTCAGTAATTTTGACTTGGCTTATTTTGAAAGACATTATGAATACCAAATTAAAAAACAAAATTTACAAAATAAAATTAAATCATTAACTCCGAAAAAAAAACGAGAAGAGATTATTAATATGTTTAAACTCTATAATAAATTTCATAAAAAAAAGAAAATTGAAATTCCTCAAGATGATTTCCCTGATGATACTTTATGTTCTATTATGAATAATTATTTAAAAATTTATTTATCTTATAAAAATTCTAGCACTCCAAATGATAAAAATATGTTTAAAGATGAACTCTTTCACCGTCTTAAACAATTTCAAAATTTTAATCCTACTTTTGGTAGAACTTATATTTACAGAAAAATGAAAAAGAGATCTGTCAAATATGATGATAAACATATTAAGTTTAATGAATATTCTAGAATAGGATTACATAATGCACATATTGAAAAAATACAATTTCCGCATTATGTTTCTATTAGTGCTAACAATGATAATAACCATACTGAAACCGAAACCCAAAGAGAAGACTTTTTTAATATTTTTAGAAATGTTTTAAATAATCGTCAAAATAATAGCACTTCAATTATTCAAACGCCCATTATAGACCTTTCTATTAACCAAGATACTAGTCCTTTTTTTTTTCGTTTTGATCTATCTAATAATACTGTTGCCCCGTCTGAATTTGTTTATAGAACGCCTTCACCTGAACATAGTGAAATTATTGATGCTAGTGATAACTATTTTGATGCTTTCTATGATAACGAGTCCAATTCTACAGACGATACTAGCTCTATTCCTCCTCTAATTAATATTCATGAAACTCCAGTAGCCTTCTCTGGAGAACCTCTCTTTCATGAAAATGACGACCAAACTGTTGTATTTGATAGTGATGATAATGACTCCATCTCTGATTATAATGCTTAATTAATATTTCGTTTTCTTTACATTTATTTGTTGTGCATTCTTCTTTTTACTTTTACTTGGATCATATGCTTCATTCTCATCATCTGATCCCATATTCTTAGATAATTCCCAATACTCTTTAGAACCTAATCTAAAATCTGGATGCTTCTCCGCTTTATACCAAAATATTTGTTCATTTAATTTATTTGATTTTGCATTATTGTTTATTACTAAACATTCATAATTTTCTGTTGTTTGATCCATTACTGTGCAAAATGATTCTAATGTTGGAAACATACTTGCATAATTCTCCCAGATTCTTTTACGATTTGTTAAATAAGGCTCTCTCAAAATAAATACATAATCTATATTTGTTCTTAAATTTGGAGGAATACCTAAAGGATACTGCATTGTTATAATCAACATTACTTTCCAATGACGACCATTCATAAATAGCAATCTCATCATTTTATCACGAGTCCATCCTTGGTCATATAAACAATCATCTAGAATTACAAATGTTCTCGGGTCTATTGTTGTTCTTCCATATTGCTCTATATCTTTATTCATTTGTTTTAATACCACCTTTTGACGCCTCAAAATATTTTCTATCAAAACTGTATTATATTCCTCATGAATAAATAATTTAGGGACATGAGCTGAATAAAAACCATTTCCCGCTTCTGTTCCTGATATTACTGTTCCTATTGGAATATCTTGATGATAAAATAATAAATCGCGAACTAAAAATGATTTACCTGTATCACGACGACCTATCATCACAATTACAGGACCTTTATTTTCTTCTTTTTTAAAAGTAATTTCTCTCATATTGAATTTTCTTAACTCTAAGGCTGACATCTAATATTATAACTTTACATTTAATTACATCAACTATAACTTATTTAGTTTATTTCATTAATATAATTTGTAATAATGAAATATATTTCACAGAATTTATAGCATGACAAATATTGATCCTAAATTTAATATATCATGTGTATCCAATATTCAACCTGATTTCATATCTTTAGAAAAAAAATATAATTCCAATCCTAATTATAATCTCTTTTCTATTGATAAAATACAATTTTATTACCCCATCTTACAACTCTTTTCACATATTGATGAAAATAATAATAATTCTTTATCATTTAATCATAAATACCATTTTTCTACTCTTGATTCTATTATTGAAGAATCTACTAAAAATATCATTAAAAAACCTGTTTTTATTAAATGTTCTCCACTCATTAATCCTACAAAATATCTTGTAGGTAAATACAAAAACGACGATTCTATTCATTTTTTACCTTCCATTGATGACAAACATAACCTTTCTGTTAATCCTAAAATGCTTGATAGAAACAATATCTCCTATATTGATAATTTCTTTAGCTTACTATGTTCTAAATTATTACATCAACACAACTTTTTACACGGAATTGATTATTATGGTTCTTTCATAGGTATCCAAAAAAAATTTAAAACTAATATTTCCGATGACCTTGAATTTTTATACTCTCATCCCTTCTTTTCAGACAATATTAATAAATTATATGATGTTGAAAACTTACCTTATCAAATTTTTTCCAACGGATCACGATGCAATAAACAAAAAATAAAAATTTCTACTTCTCCTAAACATAATCTATCTGTTTATTCTTTACCTGACCTTCATATTGAAGAAATTACTCCTGAAAACACTACTGAAACTATATACATAAACAACAATATTGTATCCAATAATACGGATAGTTCTGATGAATCTGATTCTGATAGTAGCAGTGATAATAGTGATATTGTTAATAGTGATGATGAAGATGAAGATGATGATGAAGATGAAGTATATTATCAAAGATATAAATGTACAAATTGTGGATTTATTACAACAAACGATGACCCTGATTGTGATAAATGTAAAACAACTTTTTGTATGTTAGCTATTCCAAACAATAGTGACAGTGAAGATGACAGTGAAGATGACAGTGAAGATGACAGTGAAGAAGATGAAGATGAAGAAGAAGATGAAAATATTAACGCTTACATCTATAATTTTCCTATACAATCCATTTGTCTTGAAAAATGTCAAGGAACATTTGACGAATTACTTGAAAATAACCTTGTTGATGAAACTAATAGTGCCGCTTATCTTATGCAAATTATTATGACCCTCATTGTTTTTCAAAAAACATTTTCTTTTACCCATAATGACCTTCATACTAACAATATTATGTATATAAATACTGATTTGGAATTCATTTATTATCAATATGATTCTAATATTTATAAAGTTCCTACTTACGGTAAGATTTTTAAACTTATTGATTTTGGACGAGGTATTTATAAATTTCAAAATAATCTATTTTGTAGTGATAGTTTTGCACCTGGTGATGATGCAGCTACACAATATAATTTTGAACCATATTATAATCCATCTAAGCCCATTATTGAACCTAATATGAGTTTTGACCTTTGCCGCCTTGGGTGCAGCATTTTTGACTTTATTATTGATTCTATTAATGATACTAAATTAAATGATTTTCAACAAACTATTGCTAGATGGTGCACAGATGATTATGGAAAAAATGTTTTATATAAAAAAAATGGTGAAGAAAGATATCCTGATTTCAAATTATATAAAATGATTGCTAGAACTGTACATAACCATTTACCCCAAAAACAACTCTCATATCCCTTCTTTTCTCAATTTTTATGTAAAACTAATAATAACCCAACTATCAATATTGATGCTATTCCTTCTTATTATAACTAATTGATAACATATTCACATATTATATCAATTTACATATATTTCTTTTTAAATTCATCTACTTCCATTATCGGAATATTTAATTCCTTTGCCTTTTTCGTCTTATTTGATTCATCTTCTTTATTTTTTACTATTAATACAAATGTATTCTTATTTATAGAATCTACTAATTTTCCACCCACTTCATTCAATTTTTCTATTATTTCTTTATCACGCACCTTTGTCATTACTACATTCTTATTACTCAAAATATGATCACTTTCTTTTATTTCCTCTTTTTTCTCTACTTTTTCATTCATCTTATATTCTAATTTTGCTTCTTTCAAAAAATTCATAAATATATTTATATTACTTGCAAAACTTTTCGCATTTTCTTTACCTATATTTGTAACTGTTTTCAACATTTCCACCTTTTCTTCGTGCTTTTCATTACTTGTTAAAATATTTGGATATTTCTCCATAATTGGTTCTATCTTTTTTCTACCCAATCCACGACCAAACATATTTGAAGCTACCATAATATCCACTATATTTGCATTTTTTACTTTTTCTTGAATACCTCCATATATCTTTTCTATCATTTTTGTTTTAAATCCTTCTATTCCATTAAAATCCGTCTTTTTCATTAAAATTACTTTTGCTATACTATCATATCCTGCATTCATGATCCTTTTTACATTTCCACTTGATAAACCTTCTACTCCTAATGTTGTAAAAAACGCCGTTATATTTTTCTCTTTTACTGTATTATCTTCTTCCATATTATCTAATATTATATCTACATGACTTTCATTCCAATGATAATTTACATTTGGCATTTTTGCCTCATCTGCTTGTTCTATTACTTCTCTAATATGAGGTATTACATCACCACTTCTAATTAACTGAATCTTTGCACCTATACCTATCTTATTGTTTTCTATAAATGAACCATTAAATCCTGTAGCATACTCTATTTTTACACCTCCCAAGCTTATCTGTTCTATTCTTACTTTAGGCTTCAAAAATCCACTTTTACTTGGTGTCCATATTACATCTACTACTTTTGCTTCTGCTATTTGATCACTTATAACCATCTTAAAAGCAAACGCATGTTCTGGATTCTTCTCCTTTCTTTTATATATATTATCATCCGCTACTATTACTCCATCTATTTCATATGCATAATTTGTTCTCCAATCGACCAATTTATTTGATAAATATTCATTTGATAATTTTTCTACTTTCTCATTTCTTACCGTTTTAAAACCACTTTCTTCCATTTTCTTCATTTGTTCTGATATCTTTAATTCTGGCTTGATTACTTCATAACTCACAAAATCTACATCTTTTATTTTATCATCTACTGTTTTACTATTTACCAATCCAGAAACCATATTTCTTGCGTTTGCAAACTGAACTTTATAATTATCTTCAAATCTTTTTCTCAACATAATTAATTCACCACGAACTACTAACCCTTTCTCCTTAGGTAAATTTAAATATGGAATTAAATAAGATATATCTTGTCCCACTTTCCCGTTTCCACGAGTATATAATTTTGCTTCTTCCCCTTCTGTGCTATATAATCCACTTATACCATCTAATTTACATGATAATACATACCCTCCTTTATACTTTTTACACCAATTCTCTAATGCCTTTGTATCTGGTTTAATTTTATCCATTGAACCCATATAATAAGGCAATGTCACTTTATTTTTCTTTATTTCTGAACCTACTTCTTTAATTAATACATTTTGAGGATATTTCTTTTCCATATGCTCCTTTAATATATCAAAAGTGTTATCACTCAATAATGGCTCTTTATTATAGTAATAATCATTGGCCATTTTCAACATACTGGTCAATTCATCTTCACTTAATTCTTCCAATATTGTTATACCTTTCTCTTTAAACAATCCTATTTTTTCTTTTGTACTCGCATCCCCCTTATCCATCTTTTCTTGAATAGGTGATTTTTTCTCTATTATCTTTTTTTCATTTATTGTTTCCAACCCGAAATTCGCCGCTTTTTCTATTATTGATACATTTATTTTTTTTAATGTTATTCGTTTATTTGTTTTTATTGGTCGTTTTCGTGTTACCGACATATTTATATTTTATATAATAAATATAAATATATTAAAATCCTGGTTCACCGGTAAATACTTCTGTTGTCTTTACTACTTCTGTTTTTGTATCTGTTATAATATTAAAAAACTCTGTTAATGTTCCACTCATCTTAAAAAATATAAATAAGCTAACTATGGATGATATAAATACAAAAAATCCTTCTCTAATTATTTCCTTAGTTGGTTTTATTTTCTTTTGAATAAATTTACTTTCTACTACAGTAACAATTGCATACACAATAGAAATTAAAATTGAAATTACAAACAATTTTTCCATTATATACCAATTCTAGAAGAATTATATTCTAAATATACGCATTTAACCTAAAACTTCTACGCCATCTAATACTATTTCATCTTTTTTTGCAAAAGGATCCTCTAATTCCTCAAAATCTGTTAAACTTATTGGCTCATCCATTATTTGAATCTTTTCATCATCTTCATCATCTGAATAACTTTCCATTGCCTTTGTTATTGAAATATTATTTAAATCATCCATACTACGGGGTTCCTCCTTCTTAACATCATTTTCATCTAATATACTATCTATATCATTAAATGTCAATCTGGTTACCACTTCTTTATCATCCTTATCTTGAATTGTTGGAACTACTTCTGGAACTGTCTCTTCTTTATTTTCCTCTTTTACTTCTTCTTTTTCTTCCTCTACTACTGGCTTCTCTTCCTCCTTCTCTTCAATGTTCTCAATGATTACTTCCTCTTCTTGCTCTACACTTTCATCCATATAAGCACGAATTATTTCTTCAGTTGGAATTGAATCACGAATAGCTGTTAATATGCATTCTTGAATGATTACTTCCATCTCACGATTATTCTTTTGTTGTTGCAACGGTGAAATATTCTTTTCAAATAAATATACATTTGAATACAACTTTCTTGCTGTATGAATATATACCTTATGAACAAAATCATCTATTTTTGGAATTGAAATGTCTATTTGCTTTTGCTTATTTCCTACACGAATACATGTCAAAATTTTTAATTGAATAATATGCACACATGTTATCAAATCCTCCAAATAATTACATTTACTTCTATCAATTATTCTATCTCTCTCATTTGCAATTATATCATTATTCCACTTTGGAATACGAGATAAAAAATTTTGAAATGTCATCAAATACTTATTTGCTTCATCGTTCTCTACACACACATCCCATGATTCTTTAAAAATAGAACGGATTCCTTCATTTACTAATGGTGTAAAAATACTTACTAAACGACTACACCACTCATTTCTGGATTCATTTAAGTTCGATATCACAAAATCGTCCATAAAATATTATAATACCGAAATACATTTTAAATCCTTATTTGAACGAATATATAAGTAATCTAAAATAAAAAACATTAATATTTTTTCATTTCTAAACTCCGAATTTATTGTATCAAAACATATACATGTTCTTATTTTATCCATTTCATCTATTTCATTACTTTCTTTAATAAACTTTACTAAATCTAAACATGAAATACCATTGTTATAAAACTCTTCAACTAATTCTATAAAATTTACATGTGTTTTTTCTATATTACTTAACTTTTCACCTATTAATTCTGAATAATTTATCTCCTTTTCTAAATTATGTTTATCTTCTATAAAATGCTTATGTAAATTTATTACTTCATTCTTTTCATTCACATACTCCGGTATATAAATTTCACAAAATCGTGATAAAATTGGATTCAATAACTTATTCTTATCTTCTATTATTATAAAAAAACGAGTATTATAACTGAATTGCTCTATACATCGTCTTAATGCTGATTGAGCATCCATTGTTAAATACCCTGCATTAGACAGCACAATTGATTTAAAAAACATACCATTATTTGTTTGAATATTTGTTTTTGCAAAAAATTTTAACTCCTCTCTTATAAATTTTATTCCCTTACCATGAGCACAATTTACAAATAACACATTAGATTTAATTTTCTGTTTATCATACTTGTAAATACGAGTTATAAAATTATTTACTATTGTTCTCTTCCCTGTTCCTGAATTCCCATGAAAAATTATATGGGGAATATTATTTTTTTCTATAAAATCATCTAATTTCTCATATATTTGATTATGAAATGAAAAATTAGTCATATAGTATTTTTCATTACTTTTTTATATGTTTTTAAACGCTAGTCCTTTTTTATTAATACCATTTCTTTCGTAAATTTATATCTCTCATGATGCATTGTTTTACGATGCAAATTACAATTTAAACAACTTATTTCCACATTATCTTCATTATGACCATAATCGTTATCTATTCTTTCTAATGACCATTGTAATGGTTCTCGTATGTTCTCGTATAATAGTTTTACTTCTTTTTTGCAATAAAAACATTTGAATTCACAATCGAATATTTTGTCTATTATTTCATTTATTTTTATTATTTTCTTTTTATCAAATAACTCCTTTTTCTTATCTTGAGTCGCATAACTACGACATTTCTTTTTTAATTCATTATGTAATATCTTTTCACCCTTATTTAATTCTACTTCCTTACCTTCTTTTATTTTTAATAAAACATCACATACATTCATACTTAAATCCCAGTTTTTATGACTTACTACTGTTCTTTTTAATTTTTCACTTGGCTTTGCCGCTTTTTTATTTTCTACAGGTAATTGTATAATCTTTTTTTCCATTATACAATTATTAGACTTTATCGTTTATATCCGAATCACTATCAGTATTATTATTTTCCCTAGAACCAAATAAATTTAAATTCGCTAAAAATGATGATGACCCCTTTTTATCTTCACAATCTGAATGCACTTGTTCTTCACTATTGCTTGATACTTCTTTCTCTCCATTTTCATCTTTTAAATCTACTTCTTCCATTTCTTCTCCATTATCCAAAAAATCCATTTTTTTAAATTTTATATTATTTTCTTCAATTATATCACTCTTTGCTGTTTCTCTTCTTATACGATTAAATACTTTTTTCTTTACATATCTATCTTCTCCACTGTCACTATCGCTACTATACGAAAAACTACTTAATGAACTTGCATACCGAGTTCCTTCTTTATTTAAACCTAATTCTAAATCTCCTTTACATGCTGGTTCTATTCCCTCTATATCATAATATTCATCTGGATAATACAATTCCTGTGTATAATTTACTACATCATATTTCAACTTATCTATATCTTTTACTTTATTACCACCTGTATTATATAAATAGTTATAACTATTAATGGCATCTTCCTTTTTCTCTAAATCTGATACATTGAATGACTCAAAATTACGGATTCCTAATTCATGTTCTATTCTAGCATTCTTATTTAAAGAATTATGTATTTTCTCTGCATTCTGATTTGTTCTATATGCTTTCAATAATTTCTTTGTATCATCCACAGAACTACGAGAATTTATTAGGTCTTCGCGAATATTTAATTTTTTTTCTAATATTTGCTCCATTTTCTTTCTTAATTCTGTATCTTCTATCGTATTTTTCACTTTCTGTAATAACTTGTTCTCTTTATACAATTCTTTCAACTCTGTGTTTAGTTTTTTCAACATATTTGTTTTTACTTCTATATCATTTGCATGACTCACCTTTTCTATTTCTTGAGAACAATACATATCACGAGCTTTTTTATGAAAACTTGTTGTATGAAATACTCGCGACATTACATAATTTAAACATCCTACATTTGTTTTATATTTATATAAATGCGAAAACATCAACGGCTCCATTTTACCATATATTGCATCTTGTTGTTCTATAATAAATTCTTGTAGCTGTAATGTTATCATTTCTTCACGATACTTTAATTCGTCCTTCTTCGTTAATAACATATCTATTTCATTATCTATACTTACTTTTAATTCTGCCGACCCATCCTTTTCAAATACATCTTTCAATTTATTCCATTCATTATATTCATGGTCTATATCTCTTTTATAATAATCAAAATTATGGTCTATCAATATTTGTTTTCTAATTTTTAATTTATTAATATACAATGCATATGTTGATAATAAATTCACTATTTGCTCTTTTAATTCATCAAATTTAAAAAAACGAGATATTGCTAATATTAATGCTACATAAGTTGATAAACTTATTGATACTATTGTTGCTATAAACGACTCTGGAAATTCAAACACACCATCCGCTGTTTGAATAAAAGTAATTGCTGTTGATGCTATAATGATTGATATTTGAATCCATCCTATTTTACTTGTTAATTCATGATATTTTAACTCTAATAACACTTTCTTTTTTAATCCTAACTCCAACATGTTCTCATTTATTTCAAATTTCTTTTTCTTCTCTGAATTTATGTTTTTCTTACATATTTCAAAATAACATCTAGTCTTTTTTATTTTACTTTTTCTATCTTCTGAATTCATCTTTTCTTTATATATTTCTACTCTTGAATCTTCGTTGTCCATAATAATATAATATACAGAATTTATTTAAAAAATATAAACTCAAATATATAATGAGTAGTAATTTTCATTATATTACCGTTGCTACCAAACCTCACATTATTTTAGATAAAATACAGACAAAGGTTTCACAAAATAATGAAACTATACATGTATTAGGTTCTCAAGAAAATAGACACATTGGTTGGAATGCAAGGGGTAATTTTGGAATCAAATTGCGAGAAGTCAAAGATTTTGTTTTTAAACCTCACATTTCTAATGAAGATATTGTTTTATTTACAGATGCTTACGATGTTATTTATTGCGGTGATAAAAAAAGAATATTAGACAAATTTTATAAATTTAATCATCCTCTCATTTTTGGAGCTGAAACGGATTGTCATCCTGACCCTAATCAAGCCGTTAATTATACAAAATTAGATGAAGAATTCTCTTTTTTAAATAGTGGCTTATTTATTGGTTATGCATGGGCTATAAGACAATGCCTACAACATTATGATTATAATGACCAAGATGATGACCAATTATACTGGACAAAGCAGTTCTTTCAAAATAAAAATATTATTCAACTTGATTATAAAAATGAAATTTTTCTTAACACATATAATATAGACCATGATTTATTTAGTTATGACGGTAATCAAGTGTATTATAAAAATAGAACTCCGTTATTTATACATGTAAATGGTCCTAATAAGAGTGAACTTAGTAATTATATTCATTTTTGAAAAAAAACAAGAAAAAAAGTACATCTCATTTTTTGAAAATGGACATTTATTTTTGTCCATTTTTGAAAATTAAGAAATAGAATTTTTATGACTTTTTTTGAAAAAAGTGGTTTTGCCTGAAAACCCTGTAAATACAAAAAAAATAATTTTCATTTGTTACTGACATTTTTTTTAATATTTTTTATAAAAACGATTTAGGAACTTTTTATGTCAACATTTTATACTTACAAAATGGAACTAAATAAAAATAAAAAAGTTCCAAAATTTTTTTGTGAAAAATGCAACTATTCAACCGAGCGAAAATCACAATATGAAAGACATCTTTTAACTGCAAAACACTTAAATGTTGACAATGTTGACAAAAATGTTGACAAAAAAGTTCCAAAAGGTTCCAAACCTTTTTCGTGTGAATGTGGAATGAAATATAAACATCGTCAAAGCTTATCTATACACCGTAAAAAGTGTAAATTAATAGATTTCAATAATGATAATAATGACACCAATAATGCAGCAGAAAATACATCAAAAGAAAATGAAGAAAAAAAAGATATGGATTTTGAAGGAGTGTCTAGTGATACAATTAAAGAAATATTAAAACAGAATCATGAAATAGTAGATTTATTGGTTGAGGAGCGAAAAAGAAATAATGAGCTAACAAATCAGTTGATAGAAGTGACAAAAGAAGCAAAAACGGTGAATAATAATAATACAATAAATAATAATGTAAATAATACATTTAATTTGCAAGTATTCTTGAATGAGCAGTGTAAAGATGCATTAAATATCCAAGATTTTATTAATTCAATACAATTGTCAATAGAAGATTTACAAGAAACGGGAAGATTGGGATATGTAGATGGAATGAGTCGTATATTTGTAAAAGCATTAAATAATTTGGATGAAACAGAAAGACCCATACATTGCACGGATGCAAAGCGTGAAGTATTGTATATAAAAGATCAAGATAAGTGGGAAAAAGAATCAAAGCATGGAAATACTATTCAGAGAACATTAGAAAAAATCCAAGATAAAAATTTAAGTTTATTACCAGAATGGCGTGAAAAGAATCCAGCATGTATGGATATGAATAGTAAAGAAAGTGATGAATATATAAAAATATCAATGCATACATTAGGTGATAACGAGAACCCAACAAAACAGAATGATAAAATAATAAAAAATATAATGAAAGAGGTAACAATAGATAAACAGTCATCGTCATTAAAACAGGCGTCATAAATTAATATGTTTTTAAAAGGAGATAAACATATTAATTGTTAAAATATAAAGAGATAAGTATAAATGAGTTTGGAAGAGACAAATCAAATAGAAATAGATGAAGGAGAGGAAATTACATTAAAGAATATAGATTCATTTTTGGATAGAGAGAGAGCACATAATAAAACGGAATCGTGGGTAAAATTAGATAAAAATGTGAAAAGACAGGTGTTGCATTCGTATGCAGAAAAGTATGGAAAAGAGTATAATATGCCAGTAAAAGAGATAAAAGTATTGAAAAGTTTTTTTAATACATGTCTAGAGAAAAATAAATTAAATCGCACAAAAGATGTAGTATATAATAAAGATACTCAAATAATAAGTTCAATACCAGGGTTATTTTTTAATAAAAATTCCAAAAATTATACAATAAGAGCAAATGATTCAAAGAGGGTATCAACCTTGAAGTCTTTAGCTCCGAAAAAGAAAACAACTGAGGAAAACATATAAATAAAAAATGTTATGTAATATAAAAGAATTT